CCAAGCGGATCTGGGGCATCAACTACTTTTCAATATGGTTATTTTGTAGATGATAATTTTGAACCTTATTATGGTGAACCTTTATTGTTTTATCCTATCTTAAACAATGGTACATCAATAAGAATAAGAGATGAAGAAACAACTGATGAAGATGATATAACAAGATATTTTATACCATCAAATAGTTTGGCTTTGGATTGTGCAACAAGTAAAGTAAACATACATTTTCAAAATGAAATAAACGAATACACAGCAAGAGAAAGTGGTGACCCAACTTGCTTTACAGATACTTTATTTGAAACTAAATACAAGACTTATATTCAAGATGTATTTAATGAAAAAAGAAGATTGATAAAAGTTATTGCTTATCTACCTATGAAAGTTTATTATGATCTGGAATTAAATGATTTGATAGAGTTGGGACAAGATAGTTACAAAATAAATTCTCTTAAAACAGATTTAACAACCGGTAAAACAGAATTAGAATTACTAAACACAATATTATGATTAAGAATATAATAGACTTACTCCAGGTTGTTGAGGGTGAAACTGAAAATATAAGAATAGCACAAGGAAAGTTTGCTTTGCCAAAAACATTTAAAGGTGTTTTAAAATCAATAAAAAAGAATAAAAAATGATTGAAAAGGATTATACGTTAAAAATAACTACCGCAGAGGCAGAGGCTAATTTAAAGCAATTAAATTCTACACTTGAAGAGCAAAGGGAAATTCTTATTTTGTTGGAAAAGGATTTGCTTAAGGTTCAAGAAACGCAAAGAAAAACATCTAAAACAAATCTTGAAGCACAAAGAAGATTAACTAAACAAGCAGACCATTTAAAGGGTGCGATAAAAGACCAAAGGCTTGGATTAAGAACCCTTAACGAAGAAAGAAGACAGGCTACAAGTGCAATAACTGAATTAAATAAAGGTAGTAAAGAACAAACCAACATAGTTAGGGGGATTGATAAGCTAACTGGTGGGTATGCTACAAAAGTAATTAAGCTAAAAAAAGGTTTATTTTCTTCCATAAAGGTTATAAAAGGATTTATAGGTGGTTTGAGTGGAATAAAAAAAGCATTGATTGCCACCGGTATAGGTGCATTTGCAGTAGGATTGGGACTTGTTGTTGCTTATTGGGAGGATCTGGTTGCATTATTTGATGATGGGAGTAAGGCTTTACAGAACCAAGCAAAAGAAATAAATAAAAATATTGAGTTAAATAACCTTCAATTAACATCATTACAAAATCAAGAAAAGATACTAGAGTTACAAGGTAAAAGTACAAAAAAGATAAAGGAAGAAAAAAAGAAAATTTTAATAATTCAACAAGAACAAAATAGACTTTTACTTGAAAATCTCAAAACACAATTATTAAGAGAAAAAGAACAACAAAAAGAATTAACATTTTTTGAAAAGGCAAAAATTGCTGTTGCGGGTGTGCTTGGGGGTGTGGGCGGTACTGCTTATGCAACTGCAAAAGCCTATCAACAAACAACAGAAGAAGCAGAAAAGCTAAAAGAAATAAATGACCTTATAACAGAAGCAAAAACTAATGATGAAAAAATAACAATAAAATTATTAGAAATAGAAAAAAAGGCAGCAGATGAAAAAAAGAAATATGCTGATGAAATTGCAAAAGCAACAGAAAAAGCAGAGAAAGAAAAAGCTGATGCGATAGAAAGAATTAGACAAGGATTAATTGATACAGAGGCAGAAAGAAGAGCAGAGGAATTAAGATTAATACAACAAGATTATGATGAACAGATAGTATTAGCTGAACAATTTTATGGTAAGGAAAGTGAAAAGGTTTTAGAATTAAGAGAAGCACAAAAATTAGCACTAGAGGCACAACAAGATGAATTTGATGCAATAGATAAAGATAAAGAAGACAAAAAAGAAAAAGAAAGATTAGCAAAAATTAAAGAAAATGCAGATAAAGAAGCTAAAATTGCAGAAGCATTAAACCAACAAAAAAGAGATTTAGTTGACGCAAATCTAAATACTGTTGCTAGTGGTTTTGCTTTACTTGGACAATTAGCTGGTAAAAATAAAGCATTACAAGCCGCTGCTATAATTGGTGAAAGTGCTGTGGGTATTGCGAAATCTGTAATTGATACAACAGCATCAAACGTTGCTATTACTGCACAAGGTGCTGCCTTGGCTATACCAAGTGGTGGAACATCTGTTGCTACTGCTGCTGCTTTAGTTTCTGCAAACAATATTATGTCTGGAATTGGTATTGCTGCAAACATAGCTTCAACCGCAAAAGCTTTATCTGCCTTAAAAGCCGGAGGTGGTGCGCCATCGCCTACATCAACTAATGTTGGAGGTGGAGGTAGTTCGGTTTCTATACCACCGGCATTTAATATAGTTGGTGCAAGTGGTGAAACACAATTAGCAGATGCGATAGGGGGACAATCACAAAGACCATCCAGATCCTATGTTGTTGCAAGTGATGTAAGTACTGCACAAGAATTAGACAGAAACATTATAGAGGGTGCTAGTATTGGATAAATGCAAATTTAAAAATTAAACACGTTATATATTTATGAGAATAATAGAACTTATTTTAGACGAAGAACAAGATGATATTGGAGTGGAAGCAATTTCTATTGTAGAAAGTCCGGCTATTGAAAGCGACTTTGTTGCATTAAAGAACCAAGAAATTAAACTTGCAGAAGTAGATAAGGAAAAGAAAATACTTATGGGTGCTTTATTAATACCTAATAAGCCTATCTACAGAAATGGTTCAGAGGGTGAGTATTACATATACTTTTCAAAAGATACTATTGTAAAAGCATCTCAAATGTTCTTACAAAAAGGAAACCAAAGTAACTCAACATTAGAACACGATGAAGTTTTAAGCGGATTAACATTGGTTGAAAGTTGGATAGTAGAAGACAAGGTGAAAGACAAGACTGCTTTGTATGGATTAGATGTACCACTAGGAACTTGGATGGGAAGTGTAAAGGTTAACAACGATGAGATCTGGAATGAGTATGTTAAATCAAATAAAGTTAAGGGCTTTTCTATTGAGGGTTACTTTGCAGACAAAATGGAAACACCTAAAGACAAAACACTAAATGACCTTATGAGTGAAGATGATATTTTACTTAACAAGATAAAAGATATACTAAATGCAGAGGAACAATAAAAACAAAATATTTATACCTAGTAGGACATCACCTAATGGTGGCGGTCGGGGTTGTTTATGTTGGGATACTAATAAGTATTCAAGAGAGTGTTGTGATGGTTCAATGCAAGCACAAGGGATAGGTGTTATAACAAGAACAGACTGAAAATGCAAATTTTAATTTAATAACCGTTATATAAATAGTATGAAAGCAAACCAAATGTTAAACGAAATAAAAACACTTCTGAATATAGAAGTTAAACTTATGGAAATGAAGTTAGAAAACGGCACAATAGTAAGTGCTGAAGCCTTTGAAAAAGGAAACGAAATATTCATAGTTACTGACGATGAGAAAGTAGCGATGCCCGTAGGCGAATATATTTTAGAGGATGGAAAATTATTAGTTGTTGAAGAAGAAGGTATGATTGCAGATATGCGTGAAGTATCGGATGAAGCTCCGGCTAAAGAAGAAGAAACAGAGGATCTGGAAGAAGAAGAAGAAAAAAAAGAAATGGAAGAAGAAGCGGATGTTGCAGATTGGAAAGGAATGGAGAAAAGAATTCAGAACCTAGAAGATGCGATTGCAGACCTTAAGAAAGATAAGGTTGAAGCTGAAGAAGAAGTTGAAATGACTGAAGAAGTAAAAGAAGAAATTGTTGAAGAAGTAAAAGAAGAACTTTCAGCAGTAAAACCAATTAAACACAATCCAGAAGCAAAAGCACCACAAAAAACACAAGTGCAATTTGGTAAAGGACAATTCAACACAACACTAGATAGAGTATTAAGTAAATTAAACAAATAAAAATGAATAAAAGAAACGTAAATTTAGCAACAACCGTAACTGTAAATTCTACCTATGCGGGCGAGTTTGCCGGTGAGTATATCGCAGCAGCATTATTATCTGCATCAACTATTGATGATGGCGGTGTAACAGTAAAGGCGAACATCGCTTTTAAGGAAGTAATTAAAAAATTAGCAACGACTGCAATTGTACAATCTGCATCTTGTGATTTTGACCCACAATCAACTATCACATTAACAGAGAGAATAATTCAGCCAACAGAACTACAAGTAAACCTACAACTTTGTAAGTATGACTTTGTAAACGATTGGGAAAGCCAATCAATGGGCTTTGGATTAGGTCAAACATTACCTCCAAAATTTTCTGACTTCTTAATTGCTCACGTAGCAGCAGAGGTTGCACAGAACACGGAATTTAATATCTGGCAAGGTGACACTGCCGGAGCAACTTACACATCTTTTGATGGGTTTGAGAAACTAATTGCAGCAGCAGTAGTTGCCGGAGATGTTCCAGCAGCACAAGCAATCACATCAGTAGCACTTACATCTGCAAACATTATAGATAAGCTTTCTGAAGTAGTTGATGCAATACCATCTGCACTATACGGTAAAGAAGATTTATTCCTATATATCGGAACTAAAGCAGCTAAACTATATGTTCAAGCATTAGGCGGATTTGGAGCAAATGGATTAGGAGCAAATGGTGTTGCTAATATGGGAACACAATGGTGGAACAACGGAAGCCTTACGGTGAACGGAGTTAAAATCTTTGTATCTCCGGGATTATCTGACAACAAAATGTATGTAGCACAACGTTCTAACTTATACTTTGGAACCGGCTTGTTAAACTCAACAAACGAGGTTAAAACCTTGGATATGAGTGACTTGGACGGAAGTAACAATGTGAGAATGGTAATGCGTTTCACTTCTGGAGTACAATTCGGAATTGGAGCAGACTTGGTATCTTACGCATAATTAATTAATTAATCAATAGAAAGGGGTGGGTAGGTAATCTGCTCACCCTTTTTTTATAAAACAAATAAAAACAATGGCTTGTACATTAACAACGGGTAGAAAACTACCTTGCAAAAGTGCTTTTGGTGGCATTAAAAGAGTTTACTTTGCTGATTATGGTGACCTTACTGCAATCACAGTAGATGCTCCAACTGGTGAAGCAACATTTACCGGAACACCAACTTGGTATGAATACGATGTAAAAGGAAATTCTAGTTTAGAAACTACTGTGACAAGTAGCAGAGAAAATGGAACAACTTTTTATACTCAAACTTTAAACCTTACATTAACATATCTGGATGCTTTAACGCAACAAGAACTACAAACACTTGCAG